AAAAATATTTTATAGTTTTCATCAGGAATAAAAACATTCCCTTCATTATAAGGAGTTCTACTATCTAGAATTAATTTAAATTTAGATTTTTCTGTAAATCCTGCAACTTTAAATCCTAATTGATTTCTTACAGCTTTTAAATGTTTCTTATAAGTTGTGTAAGATGTTAAAGTACGTGATCCAATATAATTAGCAATATAATTAACAATACCTGATGTACTAACTCTAGATGTATCAGCGTGTGTACTTGGGAAAATTAAATCTTCTAGTCTAATTCTTTTAGACGTTTCGCTATACACAAGTTCTTTAGCTGAGTTTCTTATAATTCTTGATCTATCAAACCCTAATCCCATAACCTTAGTCGGTTGATTAAGAATCCAGCTTAATAAAAATGCAAATGGATATTCACTACTTCTACGCCATGCTGTTTCAGTTGGTGCTTCATCACCAAAATCAAAAGGAGCTTGTGTTAAGGTAAGAATATAATTTTTAGCAAAATTACTATCTAATGGACTTAGTAACTTACCTTCACCGTCAACTGGTATGTGTTTTGTAATATCTTTTCTAGCATACGCTGTAAGATATTGTAATGATTTACCTGGTTCTCTAATTACTCCGTCTTCAACATCCTGCCATAAAATTTTATTTTCACTAGTATATGGTGCTGGTCCATATACAGTTGTCCACCATGTAGGACATAAAGAATATCCTAACATTTCCCACGGATGTGAATGTGGGCGATCAGTATCATACGCTTCTTTATAAATTGCTCTCCAGTATCCTGGTAGTTTTGCACCTTTCGGTGATGTCATACTACTATAATTAAATGTAAAACTATTTGTTCTCTCATAAAAACTGTAATCAGTATAATCTATATTACTAACATTTTCTAACCAGTTTGTAAAATCAGTAATTAATGCTTTATCACGTTGCCATTTACTAAATCCTGTATCTCTAGATTCTCCACCAATAAATTCGTGTCTATCTAATATTTCTGGATCATAATTAGTTTTTATATTGTTATAAATTCTTTTCTCTAATTCCAACAACAAATCATCTCTAAAGTCGCCATAGCAAACAAAAATACTACCATCATGTCCTTGAATAACTTCTGTTGGTACTTGGTATGTGTCATCTATAAATTTAGCTGGTTCAAACTTAGGATATAACCCTAATTTTGTTGGTGTTTGAGGAATAAAACTACCGTCTGTTTTTTCATATTCGTAAATATCAATTGTATCTCCTACAGCCTTTGTAGCTGTAATAGAAACAAATCCAGGATTATCAAGATCAAATGTATAATCCTTCCCTTCAAGAAGTTGTACTCCATTTTTATAAACACCAACTGCTCTAGAAGATAGTTTTGTTAAATTAAAATCTTTTGATAGCGGAAAAAATACTATATCTGGATCTCTTACTGGATTACTTACTCTAGATGATGTACCTATACCTATCATGTCACTAAAATAAAACGGCATATCATTAATTTTATTTTCTACTACCTTTTTCATAACACGATCAAAGTGTTCTTTTATTTCTCCGTCAAATCCTAACATATTTGCTTCTTGAAGGAAAATGCGTCTAAACTTTCCATATTCTTTACTAGCAAATCTAATTGCATGGACAACATTCGCAGGTTGATCAGTTAAATGATATAAGGCAAGATTAACAGGACCACTATGTTGAACAAATCGTGTTCCGTATCTAGTAAGATCGCCTAAATCTCTAAGATTGTTTACTCCGGGAAACGTTCCTTTAAAATCATCTCTACCTTCAGTTATACTAAGAACATGATCTGTAACTTCACCTACTGTAAATCCAGAAACATTATTGTTTAGTGGATTTCTTTCTAAGTTAATAGGAATTTCATAATAACCATTAGCATTTTTCTTCGTAGCACTTTTAGTCTTAATAACTAAAATATCATCTTTTACTAATTTTTTTACAAATGTAATAAATGCTGTACCGTTAATTCTATTAATCACATAATCTGTTATATTATGCTTCCTTACATTATTAACATAAACTATTACCGATAAGTCGTTTATATCTCCACTTCTATCATAAACATCAATTGGAAAGTCATTAAATAGAAAAGCTACAACATATTGTCTACAAACAGGTTGTACACTTCTAGTTTTTGCCTTAGTCCACCCTGATGTATACGTAAATGTATTAATTGCAGTATACACCCTTAATAAGCCTATATCTGTCTTACCTGTTTTTACAGCATTAGCTTGTTGATATGTATATGTACTGTTTAATAAATCAAAGTCAAATAAAATATCACCAGTATTCTCTAATGCCCTATAACTTACAGAAAAACCTAACTCGGGGTCTTTAACAATTCCGGAGCCTATTTTGTAACTAAAAACTTTATTCCCAACAAATGTCGATGCTGGATAATAAGTTGTATCTGCAAAACTATATCCTGATCCATCATATAATTCAAATAACGGTGTTTGATTCACTGATGTTTTGTCTTGTCCAGCTTTCCATACAGTACCATTATAATACCACATCTTACCTTTGTAAGAGTCGCCATTAAGAACTAAAACTGTTTCGTTTTCAATTGGATTTGTATCTGTTTCTTCAATAAGACTAATTTGTCTTACATTATTATGTTTAATAAACTTTACTTTAAAAATTTTGCCGTCAACTCTACTGTCTTTATCAGCAGTAAACAAAATTCTCATATTATCAACTACATCTATTCCGTCAATATTATACCCAATTTGCCCTTCAATATCTGAAAAGACATCTTTAGTAAATGTATCAAGTAAATCAATATCATCTTTAGCACTAGTACCAAAGTTATGTAACTTTAATCCTGGTATAAATTCAATAATTGGTCGCCTGGCTCTATAATTTTGATCAATCTCTGTTGGAGTTCCATTAATAGCTGAAATAGTATCTAAAACTTCCCTATGAAACCAACGATTATATCGCGACCACGGACTTCTACTACTCGATGCTCTATTAACTAATAGATAATCTTTAGTTCCTGCAAAACTATTAGCATTACTATAAGGTAACCTATCAAATGCTTCTGAATCAAACAGTACAGGTTTGTCTGTTGAGTATGTTGCTGGTATTTCTAATGCTTTTTCGTTAATAAGTTGAATTGCAGTTCCAACACCTTCTACATACCACTCACCTGTAGCATACTTTGTTGGTGTTACTGCACCCTGGAAATATACTTTCATTCCATTAGACAATGCATGTCCATTGGTCATTGTATAAGTTTTCTTACCAATAATTTCTTTTTCTACATCTATTGAAGAATTTTCAACAACGTCTGCAATTTGAATTAGCCCACTTGCATTAATATCATTACCATTAACATAATATAATGTATCAGGAGTGGTAATATCAATAGTCCATGTGATTGTTCCTACGTCAACTGTCTGTGTGCTATCATCTAATCCTTTAGAATATAATAAACTAGGATCTAAAGATCTAGCAGTTCTAAAAGTTAGTGGCATTCCTAATGCATCGATTTCAAATATATATGTTTGTCCTCGATATAGTTTTAATGTTGGATTTTGTGTTAGTCCATCTGGAGTAAAAACATATCCGTTATTATCTAGATTATCTTTTTTAGTTACAGTATATGTACTTACAATGTCTTTAGCTTGTCCAACAACACTTATTCCTATTGGACCTGAAGGTAACCAATAGTATTCTCTAAAATTTGTAAATTTATCCCAATCAAGATTAGGGTTCCAAGCATAATATTCTTGGCTATTAAAAATACTATGGTCTGTTGTAGTTCCGCCAAATGCTTTTGTTTGATTAACGTAATCTAAATAATCTTTATAAAAAAGAACATTATCTAATTCATCTTTAACAACTGCGGCAGGTTCAAGTTGATAATTTTCTCTATCACTATTGTGATCAGCAATATAAGTGTCATTGGCTTGGTATGCTTTAGCTATACGTCTACCAAAGTAACCATTTAACTTTTCTGCAACACCGGGTTGCGTTAACTGATCTAATGTTGCATTTAAAAACTTCTTATTTGTCGGTGTACGAAAATATCTTGGAAGTAATTCTGCACTTTCTCGTTTTGGTGGCGGAGTTGATGAACTTCCTGGAAGAGGATATTCATGTTGATCATCATTAAATGCCATTAGATGTTAGTCCCCTCGGAGCCAGTTGTAATCGATCCAGATGTATATATACTTGCACTTTGAATTCCTGAATTTGAGCTAGAAGCTTCTGTTAAAACTTTACCAGATGCTTTCAATCTACTTGCTGTAATAGAATCAATAATTTCAATATTATCAACTGTTGCACCACTAATAAAAATTTCATCTGATTCTGATTTAATTTCGTACAAACTACCAAACCCTTGTAAATTCTGATTAGGAACAACTACCATTGTTACTAAATCCGGTGCATTTGTAGCCATAACATACGTACTAAGCTCTGAGAAGTAAAACGTATCTCCAAAATCCCAATTATCTAAAGCAAAAAATTGATTGATTGAAGATATAACCGAGGCTTTAAGTGCATTACTATTAACAACTTGGTCTGGATTCTTAACTATTTTAAAAGTTGCTTGTAAATCTAAATCAGCATTTGCACCAAATAATATTTTATATTTTACAGGATGATAAATGACTTCATCACTAATTGATTTAAGTTTATTAATTTCACTTCCATAATTATTAAACAAATTATCACTACTCGGAGGCAACGGCTTAGTTGCTATTGTGCCATCTAAGAAATCTCTAAATGATGCATCATAACTTTTTGTTAATAGATAAGTGTCCATAATATTACTACTACTAGGATCAATTCTACTATCATCATCTGCGGCATGAATATATTGAAATTTAAGATCGCTTCGTCCTATATGTGCTCTATAATCTGTTGTTAATACTAAAGCACCAGATGTTAATATTTTGAATACTTTTTCTGTATCAAGATAAAACACTTGTCCTTCAGTATAAAGACTTAATGCACCTACAAAACTTTGATCTTTTTTAACTATAATATTTTCTGTAGCATTGTTAACATATTTGTAATCATCTAATCCATCTGATGTAATAAATTTCTTTTGGAATATATATTTTGCCATAGGATTTACTTCTTCATTAACAATCTTAATAAATGTCTCAGGATCGTCAACAATTCCATCCTCGTCTTCATCATAAAAACTAATTTCAACTTTTTTCGTATCAACATATCCATTAACATCACGATACGGAAGTGTAATTTCCCAACTTGCATCTTCTGTAAATGGTGTAAGAAGATCGGGTTTTAAATTAATAGACAAAACTGTAATCTTATCTTTAATAATTTGGCCGGTTTTATTATCATAGATCTTATCACTACTATCGTAATAAAATCTAACCTCTTCGGCACTTTCAAAAATGTATCTTAAACCGCGGTATGTAATAGTATATTTTTCACCATCTGTTTCAAACAATAATAACCAACTTGAATCTAACCGTTGATTTGTAATGTCTCCAGTTTTACCTGTACTAAATGCTCCTGTAATATTTAAATTGTTTTCAATAATTACACGCCACTGCCTTAAATTAACATCATAACGTAAACCAAACGTTTTGTTAGAATAGATTTGATCATTTATTTGTGTCTTAACTGCGGCTTGTAAAGTTTTAGAAAACTTAGGTACCACCTGATTTAATATTGCATTAGTTGGAATTATATCATTAAGTATTACAGGGCCTGCGCCAGCAGTTGTATTAGTAGTACCATCCCCTTCAACACTAATAACTTTAACCCATTTATAATCAAGAGCACCTATATGGTCTGCATTGCCTGCCATTAGCGTACCATCTTTCATAAAGTGGTATCCTTCAGGAGCAGTAAACTTTAATAATGTCCCAGGTTCAACAAATCTTAAAGCACTACCTGTATACGTTCCGAGTTGATATTTTGTACTATCAGCATCTATAAAATGTCCTGTAGTAAGATTAGTAGCTTTAGTTGTTTGTACCCAACTTGCTCCTAAATCAGAAACAATTGTTGTAGGAAACGATGTTAGATAATAATTTAATAATTGCTTTTCGGATAATATTGGTTCAATGGTGTTTAGTATTTGTCCTTCAATATCAACTTTAGTTACAAATGTAAAGTTTTTATGTTTTGTTAACGATTCTTTATATACAACACCGTCATTACCAAATAAATTTGTACTTGAATATTTTCCAGTACTGTCTAATAAATCAAAGTAGCGTGAAATTCCGCTCGATGCTCTATTAACTGTTTTAACTTTAATAATTTCTTGGCTGACTCCTAAAGGAGAAACTTGATAATCTTCTCCAGTAACCATTCTATTTTGTGTATAGTAGGTAGCTGGAGCATTTTCTCGAATACTTAAATTACTTTCTGATGTACTACTATTATCTACTGTATACTTTAATGAAAGTGTTAAACTAAGAGTTTCTGTAACTCCAGCGGCTGAAGTATATGGTATAGTTACACCAATACTTGATAAGTCTTGTGGAAGAATATTATAGGACTGGTTAACACTTGATCTATAATAAACTCTAAAATCACCGATAGGTAAATTTCCGAATGTTCCGTCTGAAAAAATTAAATCAATTTTATCTTGAGATTTAGTAAGTACTCCAAAGATATTTCTAATCTTTTTTCGTATACTATTATAAACAATATTATTACCTTCTACAGAATCAACTTTTGTCCACAACTCTGTTTCACTGCCTATTGCATTTAACTTATAAAGCCAAACATCAGTATTATTAACATTAGTCCCGCCTATAGCAATTGACTGATTAGAACTAGGAGCATCAACAGTAAAAGTACCTTGATCTATAACTCCTTGGCGGAAATGACAAAAATATCCAGAATTAGAACTACCTGGTCCGCGACCATCATCACGATATAAAAATGCTAAACTGTTTCCTGGTAGTGGCGGCTCTTCTGATATAACTCCATCAGATACATCTGATGAAACAATTTGAAACTGAAGATTGCGACCGTCAATACCTTTACTAAATGTATAAACAGGAACTCCTGTATTACTTGATTTATATCTATATTGATGTGTTAATATACCTTCAACAGTATCTTTCTTAATTGGTTTTCCAATTGTAGAGTTAACTGGTAATGCAACATTCATAATTTTTTCAAATTGCTCACGCCAGTCAGCATTAGACGGATCATTCCAAACAATTGTTTGGTTAGCTAAATTTGTTCCATTTGAGTCTACAACTTCTTCAGTTGTTGATACTGCTTCAAATTTTATTAATCCATTAGCACATTGGTTACGCTTTGGATTATAAGAAAGTAATCGTGCTAAACGTAAAACTGAATCTCTACGTTCAGCTAGTTCAAGGAAATTTTCTCGAGCATTAAGATCAATACGATAAGAAATATTTTGCCCTAAGAATGCAATAAGATCAATTAACGCTAGATATTCACTTGAATCAATATAATCATTGAAATCTTCTGGATAATTTTCTCTTATATAAGAGATCATAGTACGACGTAGACTATCAAAATCATAAGATGTGAAGTCTGCGTTTCTAAACGTTTGATATATCCTTCTCCAGTCCTCTGAAAGAAGTAATCTGTTTTGTCTGTTAGTTACTGACATGCTTTTTCCTTGTTAACTATATTTATTTGTTTCCATTAACCACATACTTAATTGTCGAATTGTAATGAGTCTTCATCAAACTTTAACCTCATTGCTTCGGAAATATTATAAGGCAAATATGTAAGAACACAATCAATTATTAACCCACTCTCATAAGACTGTAAATCAATATTTACTACATCTACACGTGGGTCTGAATTAATAATTTTAGTAACATTTTCAGATATTACTTCTTTTAGTTGGTCTGTTAAAGGTTCATATATAGCGTCCCAAATAATAGTACCAAACTCTGGATTTTCTAACTTTTCACCTTGCCGTATATGGAAATGATTTATAATATCTTGCTTAATTAATTCTATATCATATAGCACATGACTTTTATTACCAGGATTAACCGTACTTAGACCACGATATGCTCGGCTTGTAACCGGAGTTTGTGGCTTCTGGTTAGTGTGTACCTTTATCTGTTTGTATAATTCTCTGTTGCTAATGCTCATGATACTATATTTACCCTATTTTTTAGACACCTTTTTAAATGCTTCTGGTGTATTATATTTTCCTAATTCGTCTTTATTTTCTACTGTTACTATACCGTCTCTATCTGTTTTTATAATTTTAAAATTTTGTGGATTTAAATTCTCATGGTGCATCCATGGTTCATGCATTGGAGCTCTTTGTACTAAAGTACCTGTCAGATTACCTGTTGGATGTCCTGGCAAAATATGTGTACTAAGAGCTGTAACAATCTGAGCACCTTGAGCCGCTGGTCCATTCATATGAATTTTTGGAGCTGTTTCTACATGTTGTCCGCCTGACTTAATATGTGTTGACAACTTTGCTGTAAGTACATTGTTGCCTTGGGTATAAGCTTCATAATTTCCTATTGTAGTAACCCAATGATTTCCGCCAACAATCATATTAGTGTCAGCGGCTGATTCTATTTGTATTCTACCTTTAACAGTTTTAAGAGGTGTTAATACGTTTGTTAGGTCATACGTTCCACTTGCTTTTAAAGAAATATTAGCACCAGCTTCCATTGTGATATCTCTACCTGCTGTTAAATTAAAATCATTTTCAGTATGCACACTTAAACTGTCTTTTGCATAAATGTCAATCTTTCCATCTGCTGTTAACTCAACCCAAGCAGTACCGTTTGCGTTAGCAATATAAATTAAATCTTCAGTATTATGTAATAATATTTGATGCCCTGTTCTAGTTTTTAATCTAACTAATTCATTATGCGGTAGTGTAACATTTCCATTAGGTTCGTCTTGCATAATATTTGCATATTCTGGTGGTGCCATAGTTGCTGGATTTTTTCTTAATAAAGTATCATCACCATCATCCATAACAAATGATGTTCCACCAAGGCGACTTCTATGCCTATTAACTTTTATATCTGCACCAACCATACCTTTTGGAGCTCCAACTGTTCTATCAACAGGTCCAGGTGTACTAATTCCAAATACTGTACTTGGTATTTCTCTTCTAGCACTAGATGATGTTATGCCTCTAGTTTCATCTTCTAATAATCCTTGTTTTATTAAAGTTTCTGTAAATTCTTTTTGGTATGGTTTGTTAAATAATGTCGGCTCACCTCCTTTATGCGAAATATCTCCAATAACTTTATTATACTCAGCTACAGGAAGTTTTTTACCTTTTAACTTTGTACCATTTAACTCGTCTGGTGTTGCATCGGTATGCCTTGTAGATGCGGCATTACCTGGAACTGCAAAATTTGAATATCTGTCATTAACACACCCAATCCAGAAACACTCGTTCGGATTTCCTTCTACTAAAATTACTAGTACAATAGTTCCAACATCTGGTGGTACCATCCACATACCATAACTTTGCTGACTATGTCTATAGCTATCATTTTCTGTAATAGAAAATCTAGGCGTTTGGCCGCCAAACGGTGAAAGATATCTTGCCGTTAATATTTGTGTAGAAACTGAATCTGTATTACCAGTATCTGTTGTTTTTAATAATTGTACTTTTAAAGCCCCCATATAAGTTTCGTCTATATGACTAACAATTTTAGCTTGAAAAGGTCCTGCTTGTGATTGAAACTCTTCAATCTTAGCATTGCGATCTATATTAGTATTTTTAGCCATTATCTCTGGGTACCTGTATTCTTATCCGCCTCGCCATCGGTTTTCTTGCCTGATTCAGCTGGTGAATTTTTTTCACTATCAGCTTTACCATCTTGATGGCCAAGTCTTATTAAGTGAAGTGTTTGCTTAAATGTTCCTTTGCTAAAAGTTGATACTACTTTTGTAATACGGTAAATGCCACTAAAGTGTTGTACCACTTTACCATCTGTATAGTTTGTTGGGAAATTCATTATTCCGTCAGAACCGATATCAAATGGCGTTCTAAACTCTACTGCGATCCATACTTGTTTATCTTGGTATGTCATTTGTCCACTACCATCAATATATGAATCTTGTTCACTTTTACTATTATAATTTCCATGACCTGAATCTGATATAAAATACGGATCTCCCCATATCTCTAACTCAACTATCATCATATCAGCACCTAAGTTTAGTGTAGCTTCATGAAAGGTTCTAGCTATTGTATCTTTTTGACCTGCCGGAACTGCTCTTATCCCTGATGTAAAGTTTGTAAACGTAGCATCAGCTAATCTTTTAACTAATGGAGGATTAGCGTGTTGATTCATTTTATCCACAACAGTCAAGTCACTTTTAAGGGAATCATGGGCATAAAATCTGTTGGAACCAATATTAGCGATATTCTTCTGAATTTGTGTGAGCTCGCTTGAGCCTTCTGCTTTTTTTGTAGTTGAATCAATTGCATTAGATTGTACTGATGTTGCATCATTACCTTTATTTTGTATATGAGATGTTGCACCTCCGTCATCAGCAGGAAACCGTGTTTGGAATCTATGTTGATATTCAATATTAAAATTAATGACGTCTTTATTTTTACCTGTGTATATGTAATTATATGCTTTAACTACTTTTTTAATTATTTCATCTTTTCCTTTAGAAATAGCTGTTACCTTTTGAAAGACTGATTCATGTACTTTATAATGTACAACTCTAAAAATATATAATTTTGGCATTTGTCCATGTGTGTCAACTACTTCTTTTACTGGAACAAAATGTAAATTATTTTCAATCCTAAACCAAATTTTATTACCGTCTTTATCAGCGGTTTGGTCTCTTAAGCCACGTGCCCAGGCACTACTAAGAACTACTTCTTCAATAACTTGAGTAATATGTGTACCTTGTTTAAAGACTATTGCTTTTTTATCAGCTTCGTGCTGAACTTTGCTCTGATCGATATGTTCACCATTTACTGTATCTTTAGTAACTAAGTCTTCTTCTTTGACTATTTGAGCTTGTGCGGATAATTTATCTTCTGAAACTTTTGATTTACCTATAGCATTAAGTTTTTCATCAGATGCATTTTCTTTTAGTTTGGTACTTTTATCGCCTCTTTGTAATGCTATTCCGGCATTAGTTTTCTTCCATGTATCCCAGTTTGTTTCTTTATGTCCTCTTGCGATAAATTTCTTTTTTTCTTCTGGATTGTCTAGATTCTCAACAGCCTGGTCTTTCTCTTCGCTGTCAGCATTTTTGCCTAATAGGTCACCTAACTGCTTACTATCACGAGCATTATCTTTTGGAAACATAATAATAAACTCATCAGCATATTTGTGTGGATCTTGTGATCGTCTGCTTAATAAATGGCTATTAATACCATTGGTTAAACTCTTTGGGCCTGTTTGTAGCATTTCAGATACTGTATCTCCTGCTAGAGTTATATCTACTGGAAGGCGTTGAATACTTGCTCTCATTCCTTCATCATTAGAAGAAACAGCATTTACGCTATATTCTGCACCACCGCCTGTAACACTAAAGGACGCTGTCATTAACTTGATTGGTATGTACCGACGACGATGACTATACTCTGTCTCTTTTACTGTTTGTTTTCCTGCTCCGCCTTTTAGTGTTTTTGTACGAGTATATGATAAGTCTGAAAATCTTTTTGTTGCTCCGGTTTCATCACTTCCTACCCAATCTATACAAAACACATATACAGCATCAAGGTAATGGGCATACCCCGATTGTTCTGCTCCAATTTGTAATGCTTCTAAAAACTGTCCCATACTATATGGTTCAATAACTTTAAACGACATGGTTCCTTGGGTTTGCATGTGTGTTTTATTATTAGGTGTACAAATGGCATCTATTTCTAAATCCTCAATAAAAAATTCTGTTCCTGTATCTTTGCCAGGATCTTGTCCATCCCATTCACCTTCAAATATTGTTCTAACTCCACTTTTCCCTAAGTTGCCACCACCTGATTTAATAATATAAGTTGTTGGACCATTTTTAATATAAGTATCGTCTGGTCTTGAAACTTCATAAGGATTTAATACTCCAAGACTAATAACATAGTTACAACTAACAAATTCGTTTAACGGATTAGGTAGTAGATTAGGAAATTTCTTATTTTCCTTTGGAGATTCTGTAGCGTTAGATTGTTTTTGTTCTTCTTTGTTTTTTTCTTCTTTTTTTGCTGTTGTAGTAACGGTCGGTGCAAAATGGCTTCCTGCAGGTCCCTTTCTAACAACATCTATTAGTTTAGATCTTTCCCGTATTTCAATTTTATCAGTTATTATCTTGCCGGCGTCTTTAATACTAGTAGCATTATTGGCAACAACGGCTCCAAGAGAATTTACTGCATTGTCTATACTGCCGTCAGTAACTAACTCAGCTATATCTGATACAATAGGGCTTATTGTTTTTTCAGCTACACTAGAAAGTCCTTCTAACCGAGCTGTAACATTATCTTTAAGATGAGTTAATTCTGTTGCTGAAGGAATAATATCATTAGATTTTTGAGCTATTGTCTTCTGAAGATTTTTAAGTACGCCGAAATTCGGAATTGACATATTATTACCCTAGGAAATCTTTTACAGCGGCAGGACTTAATAATAAAATCTCAACGCCCGATTCAAAATCATAAATAGGATCTTCAAGAACATCCATATTCCTTTGAGCAAAGATCCACCAAAGTTTTGTAGAACCATATAAATCATATGCAAGTAAATCAGGTCTATGATTATATTGTGGATCGATTACATAAGGAGTGTCATCAGATGACCCAGGAACTGGTTTAATTTGATAATATCCTAAACCAAACTGTCCTTCATTATATGGAGTATTTGCCCACGGACTTATTTGTGAATAAGCCATTATAAAAATCCTCTTTTTTGTCCAACATATTTTCCGTTAACAAAATCTTCAAGACTAAAGTTCTCAATTTGATTTCTGCTGTATATTGGTTGACAAGTTACTGAAATTAAACTTTGTGATGGTGCCCAGGTATAATAATCAGTTCTCATATCTGCATCACCATAAAATTGTCCTGGATTAACACCTAATACAGTTTCTCGAGTTGGTGGACCAAACATCGATGGGTCTGATCTCTTATCTGTAGGAGTGAATGTTGTACCGGCTCCTGCATTAACTTGTGTTGAAATATAATCTACTTGATCTGGCATATCAACTGTAAACGTAGTTATAACTACCGGAACATCATCAAACACATAATCACCATAACCATTTAACTTAACTACTGGTGGCGGTGCTCCTTGATTAGTACTATTACCACCATAAAACATTTTTGTACAACTTCGTAAGTAATGCAATGCTGATACCCAGTATTGAGCTTCTATTCCATTCTGTACAAAAAAGTCTCCAGTGATAACCAATTGGTCCACTTGTGAATTTGCATATACTTGAAACGGATAATTACTATGTGTAGGAGCTAAAGCGTTATAATTTGCGGTGTGTGACATGATTACCGTAGGAGTATATGGAAACACTAAACCGTTTGTTGCTCGTAATGGCTGTATAAGATGTGATTCGGTTTCAAATGGTTCAGTATTCGGAATGCTTAATTTAACTCGCCAATCTTTCGCAGTTCCTAATGGAAATTTTGCTTTGCCGGCGGCTTTTTTGTTTTCTGAACTAAATTTTCCAAGTTCTTTACCTAATTGGTCTGAATTAGCTAATCGTTGTTTTTTACCTAGCCCAATATCAGTTGATACAGAATCAAAGAACTGTCCAGCTACTTTTCGAGCTTGGGAAACTGTATTAGCACCTAATTCAGACGCCTTGTTAACTGTACTGGCTAGTGATGAAAATAAATCGCTCATGCTTTGGTTAAACTCCTACAAGTATTTAGTTGACTTTATTAACTACATAGTTTATAATATGACTTTAAACCTGGAGAATATACATTGCGAAAAGTAAATTACCTAAACAATAAAGATATACTTGCAGAAATTCATAAGTCTAAGAACTCATTTAGCAGTTATACTGATGATGATGCTAACCAATACGATTTAATACTTACTAGTATTGATAAAATTAACATTCGTACTACAGCCGAGGCTAAACGAGTACAAGCTAAACGTCTTAGCCAAAAAGAATACGAAAAACGTAAAGCAAACGGTGAAAAAGTTAAACAAGCTGAATGTGAAATAGACTATAAAAAAATAAGCAAACAAGATGTGATTTTTAGAGTTATGATGTTTGATCACATACCTGATCAGCCAGGTCGTAAAAAGAAACCTAAAACCGTAGCGGATACTAAAGAAAAATTAAACTTTCCGCCATTCCAACATTTTAAATTTAATGACAATGACGAATTAGTATGTATAGGTAAAAGTCATTGGGTTGGTGGTATGGAGAACGGTTACTATGATAAAAGTTGTGGACAAGCAACTAACAAACTAGCTATGATGTGGATGAAACTATGTGAACGCTATGCAACTAGAGGCAATGTTCGCGGATATACATATAATGACGAAATGAAAGGTCAAGCAATTTTACAACTTGCACAGATAGGCTTACAATTTGATGAATCTAAATCAAATAATCCGTTTGCATATTATACTGCCGCTGTTACAAATTCCTTTGTTAGAATTATCAACATAGAAAAAAGAAATCAAAATATTAGAGATGATATTTTAGAAATGAATCATATGAATCCGTCATTTACAAGACAGAATCAAGGCGTATGGGAGCGTGAGCAAGAACAACACAAAACAAGAACTGCGATACCCCCAAAAGTTACAACTATAAAAGTTTCGAAGAAAGAAGGAGTTGACAAATAATCGTTAAGAGTTTATACTATACATAAGAGGATATAAAATTGTTTAAAAAGGCCGCCGTCTTTACGGATATACATTTTGGATTAAAATCTAACAGTAAAGTCCACAACGAGGATTGTGAAGAATTTATAGATTGGTTTATTGATCAAGCTAAAGAGAATAATTGTGAAACTGGCATCTTTATGGGTGACTGGCATCACAATAGAAACAGCTTGAACATTACTACTATGGATGCTACCATTAGAAGTTTAGAAAAACTTGGAAAAGCATTTGAAAATTTTTATTTCTTTCCTGGTAACCACGACTTGTATTACAAAGACAAACGAGACATTCATTCTGTTGAGTTTGGCAAGCACATTCCTGGCATTACCATCGTTAACAAAATTACAACAATGGGTGATACTACATTAATACCATGGCTTGTAGGCGATGAATGGAAACAAATTCCTAAAATTAAAAGCAAATATATATTTGGACATTTTGAACTTCCAAATTTTTATATGAATGCAATGGTACAAATGCCTGATACAGGAGAATTACAAGCTGACCATTTTAAACATCAAGACTATGTATTTTCAGGGCATTTTCATAAACGACAAGTTAAGGGTACTGTAAATTATATTGGTAATGCATTACCTCATAACTATGCCGATGCTTGGGACGACGAAAGAGGTATGATGGTGCTGGAGCACGGCGGCGTTCCACAATATCTTAACTGGTGGAATTGTCCCAAGTATCGTACAGTAAAATTATCACAGTTATTAGATGAAAAAGACACTTTAATTAAACCTAAAATGTATTTGAGGGTTACATTAGACTTACCTATTTCATATGAAGAAGCTAGTTTTATTAAAGAAACATTCCTTCATGAACATGATTGTAGAGAAATTACACTTATTCCTAATACTACAGATGAAGAAATTAATACAGATATTGACATTACAAAATTTGAAAGTGTTGATCAAATTGTTGCCAAGGAAATTCAAGCTATTGAATCTGATAGTTATGATAAAGCAAAATTACTTGACATTTATAACAAGTTAGGAGAAGACCGTGATTAGAATACAAGACCTAACAGTTAAAAATTTTATGAGTGTAGGTAATACTACACAAGCAATTAACTTTAATCAACATCAACTTACACTTGTACTAGGTGAAAATATAGATCAAGGTGGCGATGACGCTGGTTCACGTAACGGAACAGGTAAAACAACAATTATTAATGCTATAAGTTACGGATTATATGGTCAAGCCCTTACAAATATTAGACGTGATAACTTAGTAAACAAAACTAATAACAAAGGTATGTTAGTTACGCTAACTTTTGAAAAAAATGGAGTAAGTTATCATATTGAGAGAGGTCGTAAGCCAAATTTACTAAAATTCTCTATTAATAATGAAGATCAAGAAATAACTGACGAAAGTCAAGGTGATTCACGTAAGACTCAACAAGACATTAATACATTGTTAGGTATGAGCCATGAGATGTTTAAGCATATATTAGCATTAAACACATATACTGAACCTTTCTTAGCATTAAAGAACAATGATCAACGTGCTATTATAGAACAACTATTAGGTGTTACTATATTATCTGAAAAAGCAGACCTTTTAAGAGAACAAATGCGTATTAATAAAGAGCATATTGTTCAAGAGAATGCAAGACTTACTGCACTTAAAGATAGTAACGAAAAAATTAAAGAGAATATTGACAGATTACATAGCAGAAGAAAGGCTTGGATAGCACAAAACAAACAATCGTGCGATAAACTACAGAAAGCAATTTACGAATTAGAACAATTAGATATTGATAGTGAACTTGATGACCACGAACAACTAGCATCTTGGTCTGACCTTAACAAGCATCATACAAATCTTACAAAAGAACTAGCAACTGTAGAACGTGCATTAGAACAAGCTGATAAAAATGTACAAAAAGTTGGAACTGATCTTGATGACCTTGAACATGCTAAGTGTTACGCCTGTGGTCAAGAACTTCATGATGATAAACTTGAAGAAATGAAGGACAAACTACAAAAAGACTATGGCGATGCACATACATATATGATTGAAATTGCTAACAAGTATGATAAGGTTAAAGCAAAACTTGAAGACATTGGTACATTGGATTTAAAACCTAATACTTTTTATGAAACAGCCAAAGAAGCATATGAACATAGAGGCAATGTTGAAAGTTTAAAGAAAACATTAGCAGAAAAAACAGATGAAGTAGATCCTTATCAAGAACAAATTGATGATTTAAAAGAAACAGCATTACAAGAACTTAATTGGGATAATATAAACGAATTAAACTCTTTAAAAGACCATCAAGACTTTTTATATAAGCTCTTAACTAATAAAGATAGCTTTATAAGAAAGAAAATTATTGATCAAAATCTTGCATACTTAAATAATAGGCTTACATATTATCTTAATAAACTTGGATTACCGCACCAAGTACTATTTCAAAACGATCTAAATGTAGAAATTACACAATTAGGTCAAGATCTAGACTTTGATAACTTGTCAAGGGGTGAACGTAATAGATTAATCCTTGGATTGAGTTTTTCTTTTAGAGATGTTTGGGAAAGTTTATATCAACAAGTTAATTTACTATTTGTTGATGAACTAATAGATAGTGGTATGGACTCAGCAGGTGTTGAAGCTTCATTGAGCGTACTTAAGAAGATGGGTAGAGAACGTAATAAAAATATATACCTTATTTCGCATAAAGATGAATTACAAGGAAGGGTAACTAACGTACTTAAAGTTGTCAAAGAAGCTGGGTTTACATCTTACGATAATGATGTAGAGGTAACACAATGACCGATATAAACGATGATACGCACGACTTACTAACAAAAGCATATATAGAATATTATAAAAATAATGAAAATTTTGAAAAACGTAAAAGTGAAAAGACTAAACGTGCAACTAGAAGATGGTTAAGTGAAATACGTAGGTTAGCTTCTCTTCGAAGAGTAGAAGTTATGGATTCTCATCGGGCACATCATCAGAAACAAGACGACTAATGCCAATTCTATGTAAGTATCTACATGGAATGGACTTTTAAAAACAAAATTATACAACAATTACCAGATGATTGCGTAGGGTTTGTATACATTATTACTAATACAACTAACAATAGAAAATATATTGGTAAAAAATTAGCTAGATTCAAAAAAACTAGACCTCCACTTAAAGGCAGAACTAATAAACGTAGAAGTACAGTAGAAAGCGACTGGAAAGATTACTGGGGATCTAGCGACACACTATTAGCCGACATTGAAAAACTAGGTAAAGGTAAATTTACAAGAGAAATATTACATTACTGTCCAAGTAAAGGTGTTACAAGCTACTTAGAAGCAAGAGAGCAGTTTGAACGCAGAGTATTAGAAACTGACGAGTACTACAACGGCATTATTAACGTACGAGTAGGC